TCTTTTGTCATTGTTTTTATCTGTTTCATTGTATAAATTGTTTTTTTAGTTTTTCTTTTACATTCATATTTTTTTGCAAATGAGAATGTATCTTACTCATACTGTTATTGTTTTTAGTTTGTCTTTTTTCCCAAGTCCTTACACAAGCCTTCCATGCCTTCATCTTGTTTTTACCAATCTTCCAATCTTTACTTTCATAAAAATCATAAAAAGTTTCTGCATCTATATTATTCTTTCTTTCAGTACAATACTCAGCAATTTCATTAATAGTTGGTTTTTTAAAACGCACCTTATTATTACTATCTGTAAGATTAATATTAATACTTGTATTATTATCCTTAAACTTTTCTTTAATACCCCCCTTCTCATTTTCTTTAATACCCCCTTTAAGAATACTTATATACCTCCTATCAATTTCTTTAGTACCCCCTTTGTAAGTGTAAATAGATGATATATAGCCATTTGCAATTAGTTCGCCAATCCATTTAGATATTGTCACTATACTCTTGCCATAAAGATTAGAAAAGTATTTATTTGTTGCAAAGCACTCACCATTCATATTGAGTAATGCAGTAATTTCAGCATATAATAACTTAGCATTGGCAGTCAGGTTTTTATCGTACCTAACCTCAGCACTAATTATAGCATAGTAGTTTGGTTGTTGTTTCATTGTTTAGTTGTGTTTTTTTATTTTTAGTTCATAGCATTTTGTGTAAGTTGACATTACAATATCCCAATCATTTATATCCTCATACTTATACCAGCAAAATCTTGCGTATAAAGCATTTAAGGGCTGAATGAATAGATAGTGCGTAACTTTCTTTTTAGGGTTGTTATGGGCTTTAAAATTAACTCTAAGGGCATTTCCTTTACTTCTAACACCTTTAACGTCAATATAATTTAATTCTCCAATACCCTGCATAATTATATCAGCCTCAACTACTGGTCTATCTTCAACAAGTGGGGCTGCTTTATATTTAACACCTTTGTTATTATCTAAGATATGTCTTGCTACTAACTCAGCAAATATTCCTAGACTTTGTATTTCGTGTTCTTGATTACCTCTATATTTTTCTGTATTCTTATTATATACATCTGCAGATAACATACTTCTAACCTTAGCAAGTTCATCAGACAAGCCAATGAAAGTGCTAGGGTAAGTTGTATTTTTCCAATTAATCATTAGAAAGGCAAATCATCATCTCCAGTAGTTGATTTTACTTTTTTAGGAGAGGTTTGATTATCTGTTGTTGGCTCATAATCATTTACATAAGAGTAATGAGTAGCACCCTTTTCAGATGGTTCTCTTCTTTCTGCAATCACCATAGAAACCCAACCATTCTTAGAGTTTGCTTGTAGTTCATCCATTTTAAAGTTTGCAACCATCATTGTTCCGAATTTTGTTTTAATGTTTTTGATGCTACTAGGCAAGTAGACTTTCTCTTTCTTTTCTTTCATTTTTTAATTTATTTATTTTATATAATTTGGTTAATGTGTTATTTATTGTATTTAATTTATCTTCTAATGCTCTTATTTCTTCATCTACCTCAACTTCAATAATTTTGTTTTCAACTCTCTCAAAACTTTCTTGTTCTGATTTGTAATTTTTATACTCAAATTTGAATTGCTCAAGATGATGTATTATAGAGGCATGATGTAAGTTTGTAACCTTTCCAATATTTTTCAAGGTCATATCAAACATCTCTCTTAATATGTAAATGTATAATCTTTTAGCCTGAATAATGTTTCTTTGTCTACTTCCTAAAAACATTCTTTCTTTTTCAACATCATATATTTCACATATTTCATTAACTATTAGTTCGTCATAATAGTCGCTAAATTCTAATCTTCTTCTTTTCATTTTATTTATTTATATAGTTTGTATTATTTTATATCGTAAACAATAGTATCAACAATATCCTGAAATTCTAATCCTAAATAATCTGCTAATCTTTTAGCGTGTATAAACCTCATGTTAGTTGGTGTAGCAATAAACTTTTTACTTGTTGCATAGTTAACCTCTAACACTTTACAAAGCCTTAAATTAGATACACCATAAATCCTAAGCAAAGCCTCAAATTCGTTTCTTGATTTTCTTATCTTGTTTAAAGAATATTTATTTGTCATTTGTTAAGTATTTATCTACTTTAAACTTTTCTATTTTAAATTTATTTTTTCCAACGTGATAGAAATCAACCAACTGATTTTTATTTAAAAGTTTCATAATTTCATCTTCAATAACCTCGCCAAGTATATTTTTTTTGTACCACAGAATATAAGAGTGAGGTTTACTAAAGTGATTATAAATCTCTATGTCCAAACACTCCATCTTTGAACATTTTGAGCCATTGTTTTCTTGTGTCTTTTTCAATTTTATTTTCGTTTATTAGTTTTATTATTTCTTGAGCCTCTAGTTCTGATGTTTCATTTATATTGCTCATAATGCTTTCTATTGTTTCTGTAGTTAATGAGGTATTGTATATGTTGCTATCAATGATGAACCATTGCGTATCTGTAATAGGCTTTGGCTCACCATTGTGCAACTCATCAAACCAATCGTCATTCACTAATCAACAATCTCATCTTGACCGAACACTCCTTGCTCGTAGAATCCAGCAATTTTAAGAACCACTCTTGACATGGCTCTCTTTTCTGCCATAGCAACTGGGAATTTTTTACCACCTCCCATTAGATTGTTATCAGAAGCCTCTCCAAAACTCATAGCATTTCTAACATCATTTCCAACTTTCATTGTTGCTGCTGCTCTTAATACACATATCATCTTTTCTATATCCATAGTGATAACTTCATAAGCAACTGTAATATTGTTTTTAGATACAATCTTATCAATACCAGTTCTTGTGATAATTACAAAGCCTCTTTTGTCTTTGTATATATCTTCTTCTGTTAAACCATTTTCTTTGTAAAGCCTTCTTAGTGCCTCTTTTCTTGTTTCTACAACAGGCTCAGGTTGTTTTCTTAATTTTTCTTGCATAGTTTTTTTCATCTTTTTTTGTTTTAGTTAATAATGACGCAAAGTTATAAAATTGGAATCAACTACCAAAGGTTTTTTAACATTTTTTTAATAAATGTTTGCCTACTAGGTTAAAATTTATCAATATATATGATGTTATTCTTAATATATGGCTTGTTTTTAGGTGTGTTTTTTAACTCTCTGCCAAAAAAATCAAAAATTTTATTTGCGTTTCGATGGCTTTGTGTTTCTTTTATATATGTTAAGTTTGGATTACATATAGAATCTTGCTTAGTTTGACTACATAACAATAGGTTAGTTGTTGAATCATAAAAAGAAGCAGTTAGGGTGGCTACATATATCCCTAAATCGTAAGTGTGTACTATTGTTTGGTGGCATATTGCTATTGGATTTTCTATTCCTATAAAGGTAGTGTCTACCCCATCTCCAAAATCTAATTGGTATTCAGTGTAATAGTTGGTTTGATTTAAAGAACCGCAAGGAGTTATAAATGTTTTGCCATTTCCATTAGTACAAAACCAATCAGTTGAACATACCTGTGCTTGTAATTGAACAGATAACAGTATAAGTAATAACCTCATTATTAAAAGTAATGAACTAATCTTGCGACTTGACCACTATTTTTTTCGTGAACAAAGCCTTCAACTGCTTTTAAAATACCAGTATAACCCTTTCTTGAGTGCCAACTATCCGTTCCTGATGGTGAACGCATATACTCTACAGTAACACCTATAAAGTCTTTAGCATCTCTCCACTTATGTTTTATTTTGTGATGTAAATGATGTAAATACCAATACCTGTACTTAGTGCTACTCCACATCACTGGCTTTTCCTGAGCCATTAATAAAGGAAGGTTATCCATCTTAGCACCATCACCATGCTCTAATCCTATCAAGTTAGTACCATACTGATAATACTTTCTATGTGCCACCCCTACATCAAAAGAAACTTCCCTATCTTGTCTAAACCAACTTTTTAATGCGTGTGCTAAATGAAAGCCACTTTGATAATCGTGATTACTCATACAATGTATAACATCTACAGGTGCTACCTCTCTTAACATCTCTACACACTTAACATATAAGGCTAATGCAACCTCAAAGTGTTCCCACCATTTACCATCTGTATCTTGATAAGTGCCTTTTGTAGTTGAGCCATATACATTGTCAATATGCAAAACATCGTTTCCTATGCAGAATAAAACCCTTTCTATACTAAACCCCTTAGACTTGTCAATAAGCCCTTGTAGCCCCTCTAAAACCTGCATACAAGCAGTTTCAACGTCATATTCACTGCCAGTTTCAGTGGCATTTGCGTATTTGCCTATATGAATATCTGCTGGATTTATTACTAATAAGTGATTTGCATTTTTATTTTTTCTTTTTACTGATGGGTAATGAGGAGAATAGTTTTCTATAAATTCACTTATCTTACCCAATATATCGTTTGTAGTTATAGATACATCTTCTTTTGTTACTACGCTGAATCTAAACTCTCCACTTGCAGACTGCCAATGCTTTACCGATACCACATCTTTTTTATCAATACCCCTTTCATCAAGGTGCATATCTAATACTGTATTATTGTTTACGTTGGTTTCTGTTGCTCTACTTTCGTAAATCATCTCCACCTCTTCTTCAGATAGCCTAAGCCTTTTTCCGTTTTTTTTCATAGTATTGTTTAATTTGTTTGTTGCAAGATACTAAAAATAACCCCCTTAAAATACAAGAGTGAGATGTTTGTGAACACCCCACTCTTGAAAACTATAAACAATGAAAACAAAGACAGGCACAACCCTGTACTAAGTTTCCACAAAGATAATTATTTTTCTTTAACACAACAAGAATTGCAATTATTTTTCTCAAATACAGAGAAGCATAAAGGTAAAACACCTAGTGCTGTTAATATTAAAGCATTAGTGTCAATACCATTTTTCTCTATATATAAACTTGCAGCGATTACAACTACTCCACTAACTGTTCTTTTACTACTCCACTTACCTTTAGAGTCAGTAAAGAGTTGTTTAACTGCTTTTAATAATTCTGTTATTGGCTTCACACCACCTGATAGTAGTGCCTCACCTACCCATTTTTTTATCATTATTTCTTAATATCTGCTATACCCTGACCTAATATAAGTGTCAAGATTGCGTAATAAACTTTTTCAATTTCTCCTTCTGTTAATCCTAATTTAACTGATACGAAAGGAACAAATATAGCCCCTAAAGTGTACCAGAATTTTTTTGAATCAACCATTTTTTTTAAAATTTCCATTTTTATTTATTTTAATTAATACTCTATTTAATACAACCAAATAACTGGACTTGGTTTTTCGTTATCTACATCAACATGAATGAAATTTTTAGCAATACCAAATCTTTCAAACTCAGCATAAACTAAAGCATCCATAATTATGGCTCTAGTAGTGCTGTCTTTACACTCTATATCTGCAGCCACTCCTTTTATATGTGAAGATGTAGGGTTTTTCTTACTTTCAGGATGGTTTGCACATCTGTAACCACTATTAATTTTAAATGGTATTCCTGCAAATCCTCTTGCTCTATCTAACTGCAATAACAATTCTTCACTAATAATAGTTTCTCCGCAGCCACACTTACAAGTAAACTCTGATTTTTTAAAAAACTTAAATTTCATTTTATTTTGATTGATTAAGATTTTCAATAATCTCATCAAAATATCCCCCAAACTCATCTTTAATATCTTCCTCTTCTGGAGTGTATTCTTCAATTTCATCCACATCATAAGTAAAAAGTATAAGCATTTCATTATCATCTTCTTCAACCTTAACCTCTAGTTCTCCTTCATGATGTAAAGTTTCCATCATCTCTTGAGTAAAGTGAAAGTGATGGTCATGCTCTTCGTCAGAATAGTATTTTCTTTTTTTAGCCATGTTTTTTTTATCTATTTGTTCTAATTTTTTTATTGCCCATTCTACTCCTGCATCACCACCCCAAGCATCCCACATGATACCTCCACAACCCTCATCATAAGGAACATCTTTGTGTTGCTGGTGTCTTTTAAATGATGCCATACGAGCAATAGTTCTTCTTGTAAGGCTTTCTCTATTAGCAAGTTGCCTTGCCCTTGTCCAACCTACTATAGTGCCGCAATCACTACCATTCTCTTCTTTATACTTTATTGCTCTTTTAGCATTATTGGTTGCTGCCTGTGGGTAGTCATTGTAAGTTTCTTCTGCATAATAGTCTTTATTGGCAGTTTCACAGGTTTCTTTAGAATCATACTGACAATCGCCAGTTTGACCAAATTTCCATTTTCCATTTTCACATTCGTAGCAAGGCATATTATTTATTTTTTATCTTCCCTGACCTCTGTATTTTTTCTTGTAACCAGATTGACCTTTAGAAGCATTTTTACTATGTATTCCTTTTCTTTTTTTACGAGTAGTACCCTTAAATTTAAAAACTCCTGCCTTTTTAGCCATATTATGCTGTTACTGCTATTATTTCTATATCACACGCTGCTGTATCTGCGTCTGCTTTTATTTGAGTTATATCTGCAAAAGCACCAAAAGTTGTGCTTGAAGCAATAGCATCCATCTCATTGTTCATTAAAACAAAAGTATCTCCTGCCGCTACCTTATAAAAGAATGAGTCCGTACCATTGAAAAGTGTTAAAGTTATAAAGTTAGTGTCATCTAAATTAGTTACTCTAAAGTATTTGTAATCACCTACAGTAAGTTGACCTGCTGCATCTGCTGCCCCAAAGTTTAAAATTGCAGGGTCACTTGTGCTTATATTCATAACTCTTTGTAAAACCTGACCATTACTTGCGTAAGTTTTGTTTAAAGTATTACCATAAGAAACCCCATTTAAAGTATAACTTTCTGTTATTGTTACTGTTAAGTCTGCTGCTGTTACTGTTGTTGCCATATATTTTTATTTTTTTTATTCTGTGAATATTTTTATTAATGCCCCTATAGTTATAGTATATATAACCCACATTGCCTTTACTAAAACCTTTCTCATTGCTGTGTTTCTGTTTACTCTAGCAGTTACACCTTTATCAGGGTCTAAAAGTTTTTCAGTAAGCATATCTAATTTAGAGTCAATTTTATCTATTTTACCATCCATTGTACTAATATCTTTCTTCATTGCTATCAACTCTTCTTTAGTATTCATTAGTACCCTATTGTTTCTACTGTTAGATTTACAAAAATTTCAGAACCTCCACTAGCCTCTTTAATCATTGGGAATAAAATATCTCCTGCTGCTAAAGAACCTGCGGTTATAGTTGTTTCATTAATTGCGACTAACTTAGAATTATTACTAGCACCTGTTGCAGTAAATTCATCAACAACTACTGGTGTTAAATTAGTAGAAGAACCTGCTGTTGGAGTTAATTTGCAAATCGCTATTGTTATTACATTACCACCATCACTAGTCACCCATCCTCTTATACTATTTACTGTAGCAGTAGCAGGAATAACATGACCTGCACCTGCTCTAAACATATTTTTAGGTGTTATTGTAGCCCCTGTTGCACTTGTGCTGCCAAAGTCTAAATCCCACTGGAAAGGAGATTTATTATCTTCTATATCTTCTCCATAACTATAATTCGTAAGTGCAGAACCAATATATCCCTGCATTTTATAAATAGTTGTTCCTAATGAAGTTTTATATGCCCAATCAAGATTACCATCTTGTAATGTAGTACCAGTACCTGCAGTTTTACAAAGAACGCTAGAATTTATTGCGTTCTCAAAACCTTTTGGATTATGTCTATTTGCGTCAGTTAAGTTTTTATGTTCGTTTGAAGCCATTTATTTATTTTTTAACAATCATCACAAGGACAGAAATCTTTCCAAGTGTTATAATTTCTAGTAGGTCTTGAATATATACTATCATACATTATTATGCCATGATTCTTATAAACATTTTCGTTACAAGGTTTGTTAGACTCGTAAGTAGGGTAATGACCATTTTGGTCATCATCGTTCATGTAATCCAACATATCTTTTAAGTATATCTCAGACTTTCTGTATGTGTCTTGCTTATAAGCATTTAACTCTGAAGGGTCTATAATAGTAGCAAACTCATCTATATTATGCACTATACCTGCACTTGTACTATTACTCTGCACCTCATTAATAACCTCAAATCTTACAAACCAAGAAAGACATCTAGTTAAGAAGTCATCTACAAGTGTTTGATTGTGAGTAGTTAAAGTACCATTATTATGCTGTGTCTTTATTTCTTCATAAAACTTCTGACCTAAAGCAGACTTTATGTGTGCTAATTCAGAAAGTAATATAGTATTGTCTGATATTAAAGCAGGGTCAGTATTTGCATTAGTAAAACTATTGCTTATAACTTCTGCTGCTGTTACTAGAGGGATATATTTGTTTACATTTGCCATAGTTATTATTTAGTTTCAGTTACTTGTGAAGCGTTATCTTCATCATCTCTTGTTACAATAATCTGCTCTCTATCAGTTAAGAACATATCACCCTCCTCTAACATTGGTAAATCCTCATCTAACATTTTTCTTTGCTCATTAATAGTAAGAATTTGTTTAGGGTCTATTTGAGTTGCAAAACTAATTGGTGGCTCGTAGTGTATAATTAATTCTTCTGGTAAGAATCCCATCTCCTTAAATAAAACAGTTCTAAGACCATTTAATAACAAATCAGATGTGTCTTTAATTACTGTAGTCATTGCTAAATCATAAGCAATTCTAATCTCACTTCCTGTATTATTCATCTTGCCAGAACTTACTAAACCACTTAATGATGGTTGCCATCTATGAGCAGTCACAATATTTTGGTCAGTAATTCGTTGTAAATCTATCCAACTACCTTCTTGGTCATCTTTTATAATTTGAACATTAGCGTTTGAAGCATCTCCATTCTTAACAATAAACATAATTTTACCATTATTCCCATCTCCAACAAACTTCTTTTGTGCTTCTCTAACTAATTTTTTTGCTTCTTCTTCCCCCATATCACCATTAATCTCAATAATGGCAGAAGGTTGAAAGCCATTTTTAAATTTAGTGTGATTCCATTTACCTATCTCATAATCTACTGCAATATGCTCTAAAGCAGCAACATAATCTGGTAATCCGTAAAATTGGAATGTTGGTTCGTAATCTTTAAATTGAAGAACAAATCTACTCCCTTTACTATTTGGGTAAAGAGGAATGATAGATAGTTTATCCTTCATGCTGTTGTACTTAGCCCAGTCTGGGTGTACATATACTTCTTTCTTGCTTTTAGACATTCTAACAGTAGTTGCATCTATGTGATATAGATTTAACCCACCATCATATAAAACACCCTCTAAATAAGCATTTCCAAAAGTGTAATAGTCATCAGCAAGTTTTTTAAAAACCTCTCTTAATGACTCGCCATCAGCATTTACATCTTTTATGTATTCTTTAACAGTTTCATTGTTAGTTACAAATTTTGCACCACTTGTAAAAACTGCTTTTTGTGCCAATACACTTCTATGTGTACTAGACTTTCTTTTTAATTCTGCTAAGTATTGAGGAAACAAGTTGTTAGTACCAAAAGGAATAAACTTAGTCCTTACCTTTGATAAGTCTTGTGGTTCTTCAATATGTTCAGGGATTGCTAAATTAAAAACTCCAAATTCAAAAGTATTACTCTTTTGAGTCTGAAGATTCTTTACCTGACTTTTCTTTCTTGGCTGCTTTCTTTGACTCATCTTTTGTTTTTGTAGTTGATAATTTTTCTATTACATTAGTTGCCCCTAAATCTTCATAAGCATACGCTAACTCTTCTTGTGTTGCTGATGCTGTTCTTATAACACCATTAGCCCCATGATAAATCGTTACTCTTTTTATCGCTTTATATTTCGCCATAATTGTATAAATTTTTAAGTGTGATAAATCTACAATATTATTAGAGCAATCACACATTATTAAAAAAATATATTAATAGGGTCATGTTTAAAACATTTTACGATAAAAAAACCAACCTATTATTATATATTTATTTATTATGTTGTAGTTGCTGTTAAAGCAGACGTATCAACTACAAGACCTGCACCAGTTGCTGGGTCGTATTGTCTTGGAAGTTCAAACTGTCTAGCCATCAAATTAACTGTCAATCCATTTTCATCTGAATAAGCAGCACCTGTACCCCCCTCCATACTTGCTAAATTTAAGAAAGTTTGGTTTTTAGAAGGAACATCTTCGTTTGCATATTTTTCACTTAACCCTATAACTAATTTTTCATTATTTGTAGTTACAACTATTGCCATCATACAAGTATCAAGCATTGTTTGTAATTCGTGCATCCTAGAATTGTTTATTTGTGGTATCATAAAATTAAGACCACACTCAAATGCTGTTGAGCCATTTTCTTTAGTTGCATTTATAGTTAGTGCAGCAGTTTCATTTTTAAATTCAAAAACAAACCAATTCGCTGTTGAACCACCACCACTAGTAATCTTTGTTACATCATGCTTACCTGCACCATTATCATAAGTTACAACATCATCAGAAGCAAAACTTCTTAGGCATATTTGTTTTATACCACCTGTGCTTTGTAAGGATGTACAATCTACACTGATTCCTTTATCTATTGCCATATTATTATTATTTTATAAATTATTAAAAAGTAATTAAGAGAGGAGGACTAGCCTCCCCTCTGTCATTACATTATTTTTACTTCAACATCCCCCATTGAACAAGTGAAGGGTACAAGAATTGTACACCTAACTTGAAGTATCCTCTGAAGAACATTTTTTCTTCTAAGTCATCATAAAATACTTTGAAAGAACCTTCTGGGTCTGTTACATCAGAACCTATAATTAAGTTCTCAACTGCACAGTAACATAAACCTTCTGTACCCTCATGAGTACCAGACTTCATAATTGTTGGGTTTAAGTCTGCTAAAATAGTATCCCACTCGTACATAGGTACTAATTCAACACCTCTAAACTTAACTACTAATAAACCATCTTGTTGGTTAGTTATTGCTAAGTCTGCAGAAGTACCCTCTAAGTTTTGCATATAAGCATTGTAAGTCTTAGGAGTTACAAATATTTTCTTATCTGCTGCAGGTACTTGTTGTAATGCTGCTGGTGCTGCATCATAAGCCTTTCTTATTAAATTAATAGCCTCTGCTGCTGTTGGTGCTGCAGGGTCAACTACAGTAAGAGTGCTTTTTGCACCATTAACAGTTGCATCTGTACCCATTAACTTCATCCATCCTGTTACACCTTGATAGTTTGCAGTAGAGTCATCTCCACCCCATGCTAATCTTACAACGTCTTGTGCGATACCTTTTACAGCACGATTTACAATCGCATCTGCTAATTGAGTTCCCTCAAGATTCATTACATCAACACCATTTCGGTACATTTCTTCAATGTAAGTTCCAAAGAACTCATCAGTACATTGCTCAAGAGCAACTCTCATTCTACCTGCTGTAATTGTTTTCTCATCAATATCAAATTGAGTTGAACCACTAGTTGCTGAACATCCAGTGTATTTTTGTACTATTTTTGTTAGAGCAGCAGAAGTAAATACGTTCATTTTATGCTTTACATTAGGTAAAACTCTGTAATTACGCATAATATCATCACTTCTAAATACTGGCTCATAAAAAATTTCATTAAGGTTCGCCCCTGAATAAGTTGCGAAAGTTCCTTTATCTGCTACGTTTGCCATTTTTTTTTATTTTTTAGTTATTAAATTTATTTCTTACTCTTTCTGCCATTGCTGCATAAAAACCTGCATTAGCATCTTCTTTTTTGTTTTCAACTACAACAGGGTCTGCTTCAGTTACAATTTCTGTACCTTTAGCATCTGCTTTGTTGATTTTAGCGTTTAACGCTTCTACCTCTTCAGTTAAAGTCAAGTTAGTTCCTTTAGCATTTACT